GGACTTTTCCGTTTAGTATGTTCTAACGGACTTACAGTTCCTACTTCAGTTGCTGAAAGGTTCTCACTTCGTCACAATCACTTTTCATTAGATCAAGTTAAGGGATTGGCTGAAGACTTCTCAAAAAAACTTCCAAAGATCGAAGAGTCTGTTTCCAAAATGATGGAAAAAGAATTAACCGAAAAGGAAAAACTTCGTTTAATCAAAAGGGCAGTTGAGATTCGATGGTCGCTTGGTAATGCCCCGGCAACCATAGATGTAAGTGATCTCTTAACCCCATTTCGTCCCGAAGATGAAGGGAGTGACCTTTGGACAGTGTTCAACGTAATACAGGAAAAAATGATGAAAGGTGGTTTTTCTTACCAAACACCAAGAGGTAGAACGACCAAACTACGTGGAATCAAAAGTATCCAAGCATCACACAACCTAAACACTAAACTTTGGGAAGCGGCAGAGGATTTGGTTCTTGTATAACAAATAAAAACGGGGGTCACTGACCCCCATTTTAGATTATGGAGAAATTAAGTAAATTTAAACACGAAGAAAAGTTTTTAGAACTTTTAACGGATAAAAACCAAGAACTTTTTTCTATTATAGAATTAGCAGAAGGTCACGGAATAAGTCCTCACCTGTTATCAAACAAACCTAAGTTTATTGAGTATTTTTCAAATGGAGTGCAGTTCTCTGATGGAACTACTTATTTAGATTCAATTTTTGTATTTGACGAAAATATTTATATATATTTATCTAAAAGTGATGTTGCTATCTCTTCTTTTTCTTGTAAAATTTACTATCCTATAAAGAAAAAGAAAGATGTCGAGTTCTTTATATTAAACTTAAAAAAAATGAAAAAAAATGGAAATTAATGGTAATCAACTTCAAGAAAAAATTAATAATGGAGAAAAAGTAATTGTTGAAATGTATGCGACCTGGTGCGGTCCTTGTAAAATGTTAAAACCCTTGTTTGAAAAAGTTGCAAAAGAAAACACCTCAGACGTTCAAATGTATACTTTAGACGTGGATTCAAATAGAGACTTTGCAATGAAATACGGGGTTAGAAGCGTACCAACAATCAAAACCTTTAACGTTGGGGAAGTTACAAATACAAAAGTTGGTGTTCTATCAGAAGGACAAATAAAAGAATTAGTAACTGAATTAACAAATGGATAAGATAGCGGTTCTTTTCACAATGAAAACCTGTCCTCATTGTGTTGCACTTAAGGAAATTTTAGATAGGGACGGTGTTGATTATGTTGATAGGGATATATACGAGTATGAAGAAGACTATAATATGTTTGTCGAGGCAACTGGTAGCGATTTTGTTCCCGCTTTTATGCTAATCGAGGACTTTGATGGAGATGAACCAAAGACATCTTTATTTGTCCCTGATAGAGACTTCAACGATATTGATGAAGGTATTACAATAATTAAAGAATTTTACGAAAGATAACTAAAAACCCCACTATAAAGGTGGGGTTTCTTTTTACAGTAAAATAACATCTTTTAATCTATCCTGAATTAAATATGGTTTATCTAAACTCGGATTTAAAATATCATCAAAAAATTGATATTTACTTAAAGTTTCTTTGAAACTTGTTAAATCCATATCAAAAACATCTAATACCAAATTCTCAATAAGTTTATTAGATAACTTAGAATCTGATACAACTTTAATTTTATAATCTTCATTTTCATTTAATTCATTTGAATACTTAAAATATAATTTATTTATGCCTAATAAACTATACATATGATTAAAAATATAATGAGAGTAATAGAACATTGCTCTACCACAACCTAAACTATGTCCGTAAGGAAACTCTGAACTCACTGTAATTTCTGAAATAGGTTCGTATTCATCAACATAGAAAGACTTATTTACCGACACCCAACCTTTTTTTAAGTCATTAATGTTTTGATCGTATTTTATAATATCCAATATGTTAATATCTTTAAGCCCTAAAGAACTTAAAACGTCATCAAACCAATTTGAAAATTCATTTTTAACCTCATTTAAATCGACTAATTTATTACTTGTTGTTTGTCCATTAACAATTACAAAGCTTTCACAATCTGTAACCTGAATTATTGTATTTTCTGTTTTGTCGAACTTTGACAGGATGTAATCAGCAAATAGGTTTACAAAATACCTTCTTGTGTTTTTTTCTAACTTTCTCATATTTTTGATTTTTATAATGAATATAAGAATTAAATGAAAGTATAAAGAGTTATATGTAATCAGTAAAAATTTCGTTTATTATTTTCTTTGTTCTGGTCCAGTCAGGATATTCAGGAGTTCTTATGTCAATACACTCATATTCGTTATTAGAGAACATATTACTCATAAGTTCTGTATATCCACCAAAATATTCTAAAAATGAATCAGTATATGCCGAACCTTTATTATTTTCTAAAAAAGTTTTAATGTTATCAATAAAATCTCTTATTTTAATATATTGGTAATATCTAGTTTTTTCACCAACCTTTTTTGGAACCTCATCAATACGACCCTCAAAATACTCATCAAGACCATTATAAACGGCTTCATAAACCTCATCTTCATATGCACTGTTTTCAGCGTTGTAATAAATACTTCTCAACTCAGAACCTAAATCTTCTAAATCTTTACTGAAAAGTTCATTAGACGCATCCGAATCTTTCAAAAGGTCGTTTAGATCTTCAGGTCTTATTCTAAAATAACCTTCAGTCCCTTGTTCTTCAGATAAATGTTCAAAAAAGTCAGAATCATAATCCTCTAATGAAAGTTCTTGATTTCCAATTTTTTTGTAAACAATATCTTTAAGATGTGTTAAATTCGAATCATCTAAAACTTCTATTGTATCCTGTGGTGACATACTAGAATCATAATACCAATCATGACCTAAACCGTCCTCACCTAATACTAGTTTTGCGACATATTGAGGATCCACATCTCTTCTACTTGAACTACAGAAAAAATTAGATAATTCTTCTCGATCTCTTAGATATAGGTAAAAACCACCATTTCTAATTTCAACATCAGTTATTAAATTGTCAATGATAAACATAACTGTGTTTTCGTAATCTTCTTCTAAACCTTTTAGTAGTAATATATTTTTAAGTTCTTCAGGTGCATCGTTATATTTTAGATTCTTTAATACACCACTTTCCTCTAAAAAATTTATTATATCGTTATCCCAATCACGATACGATATTTGACCTAAATCAATTTCATCTAATAGACCATATTTTTTAACAAACTTAAAAAAAGTAATATAATCGTTGAAGTAAGGTTCAATTTCTTCCTCATATTTACCATCATTAAAAGAATCCACCAAATTTTTTGCCCTTTGTAAACTCATATCAAATAAATATCAAACAAAAAAAAAGGTGTCCCATATAGAACACCTGTAATTTTTTACACAACTTTAATTATCTTCTGTAATATTTTGAAATAACTTTTTTAACATTCTCTTGAACACTTGTTTTCTGAGGAGCGGCGCTTCCTCCGCCCTGTTGAGGTGTTGCACTAGCCTGTTGACTTTGTTGTTGTGCTTGTTGATTTGCTTTGTTTTTACATCCGCAACCCATAATCAATTTTTTTATTGGTTTATTTATTAATAAATACTTTGTAAATTAAACTTTAAGACACAAATAAAAAAAATCAATTATTTTATCTTGTAATATTTATAGAGTATGAAAAACTTTTTCAAGAATTTTCTTTTAGAACAAGATGAAAATATTGTTTCAATATCACCTGATGATTATTTAGAATTGATAGATGATGTTGGTGGAATTGCAGAAAGAATAACAAAACTAAAACCATATAAAGGTAAGGGAATCGTTATTACCGGTAGTTTGTCGGTTGCCGATAGAAAAAATATCGGACCATTAACAGGTCTTGTTAGAGTAATGGGTAGGTTGAATATTTCCAATACGAATATCCCTAATCTTAACGGTATTTCTGTAGATGGTTATGTTAACGATTATGGGTCTACTATGTGGAAAAATAAAATGCAGCAACAATTAAATCAAAAATTTTCAGAGTTGGATGAAAAAAGGAGAGAAGATGATTGGAATATTGAAAACGGAGATGATGAGTCAGAAAAAACTGAGGCTCTTTATAAGTATTTGAATTCATACAATGAAGTTGACACAGTTGAAGATGATGAAGGAAATGATGTTCCTGAAGACAAATATTATATTTATCCTTCTGGACGTGGTAATTATGGATATGGAAATCAATATGAATGGTTAGGAGGGGGAGGAAGCTTTAACCCAAAAACATATGACGTTTATAATGAAGATGAAATTGATGTTGCGGCTAAAAAAGCTGTAGAAATTTTAATAGATGATTCAGGTGTTGATTCTTTTTCAGAATGGGTTTGGGAACAGGCTATAGATAAAGATGAATGGGAAAGATGGTTAGCCGATTTTTATTACGATATTGTAAGAGATGATCCTGAAAACTATGATATACCACTTGAATTGTCCGAACAACAAAAAGGGTTAATAGAACAACTTCAAAAAACAATTAATTCTTTAAATGAAAGACAAAGAAGAGAAGATCTAACTGATGAACAATATAAAGGAATAGAAAAAAAAATTGAAGGACTTGAAGACACAATTCAAGAAATAAAAGACGATCCACAAGGTGATTATGACGAAAGTCTAATTGAAAATGAAATAGAAAGTAGAGTTGATGAATGGGTTGATGATATTAAAGGATTCATCAGACACTATGGTTATGATGATAAATTTATTTTAGATTTTGTAGACACTGACGAAGTTGCAAATATTGTGATTAACTCTGACGGTTATGGTAGTATATTAAGCTCCTATGATGGTGATTATGATACATATAATATAAATGGAACCGAGTATTATGTAATGAGAGTCAATTAGGTATTTATTTGTTTTACCTTTTGTATTAGTTTTATTATGAATGGCACGAAGAAAAAAAATAGAATTTTTAATGGACACCGATTGGATGTTCGAAAAACCTATTGATAGGGAATACAAAGAATACAAACTACTTTCATATTTTCAAAAAATGGGAGAAAAACTTGACAAGTTAGAGTTATACCCAGGTTTTATTGAACTATCACTACATCTCATGAATGTCCAAACCCTTATGAGAGATCACAAAATCATTTATACCGATAAAAAATTAATGAGTATCGATGATGAAATAATGGTAAAAGACTTGAAGTTCAAAGAAATTCCCATTATGTCAGATGAAGAATTAGAAGAATTTACAAAAATATTAATATACTCCGCACCAAGGATTATGGAGTATTTTAATATTGCTAAGTCAGTTTGGACCATTGTTTTTGATTCCTTAGATATGAAAGTGAAAAGAAATAAAAAAAATATACTACACCCAAAAGGTTTTTTTTATTTCATAGATCCTGACAAAAATTATTATGTTTGGGAATACGTAATAAAAAAAGAAACAAAAAAAAATCCACAACAAATTACAAAAGTTAAATTGATTTATAAAGATCAATTAAATGATTTGACTATTTCAAAAATTATAAATAACTTTTCTTCGTTTGATATAGATGATAAAAAAACTGGACCAATTTTTTTAATGTCGTCTAAAGGAGTATTCCCAATAGAAGAAACTTTATTACCTATGTTTAAAAGAAGAATTGCTGGTTTGATTTCACAAACAAAAAAGTTTGAACTAATTAAATTAACTAACGATGGGTTTTAATAAAAGATTTTTGAAAAAAGAAAACATCCTCTCTAATTTAGAAAACCTTATGAAATACTTAGACGCAGATGCGGTCATCTGCACTGATGATTTCTCGCACCAAGTCTATAGGTTATTCAATGAAGGAAAATCAGAAGAAGAAATAATAAATCTAATAAATAAAATAAAATGAAAATTAAATTGGAATATGTTTGGTTAGACGGATATAAACCTGAACCAAATCTAAGAAGTAAAGTTAAAATTGTTGAGTATGACAAAATTAAAAATGCTTTCTTGGATGGTAATTTTCCTATTTGGAACTTTGACGGATCATCAACATTACAAGCGGATACTGGTAACTCAGACAGGCTTTTGAAACCAATAAGACACTATATGCCCCCCGCATTTCCAATGGAAAACAACACTGTTTATGTTTTATGTGAAGTTTTGAATCCTGACGGAACTCCACATGAGTCAAATAAAAGATCTGATATTGGAGAAGGATTTGAAGATCTTTGGTTAGGTTTTGAACAGGAGTACTTTATACGGGAAGAAATTAACGGAAACATTCTTGGACACAAAAGAAATATCCTTAAAGGACAAGGTGAATATTATTGTGGTGTTGGGCATAATGTTGTTGGGAGAGAGTTTGTTGAAAAACATACTGATATGTGTTTGGAGTATGGTATCGATATTACTGGAACAAATGCCGAGGTTGCCCTTGGACAATGGGAATATCAGGTGTTTTCAAAAGGTAAATTAAAAGGTGGCGATGACTTATGGATGTCAAGGTACTTCCTATATAAGATTTCAGAACAATATAACTATCACATAGAACTACACCCAAAACCATTAACACATGGAGAATGGAATGGATCAGGATTACACACAAATTTTTCAACAGAATTAATGAGAGAAGGTGATGTTAATATGACACTTTCTGAAAGGGAAGAATATTTTAAATCAATCTTTTCGAGTTTTGAATCAAGACATTATGAACACATTAAAAATTATGGTTCACAAAATGATTTAAGACTAACTGGTGAATATGAAACACAATCCATAGATAAGTTCAGTTGGGGTATTTCAGATAGGGGTGCGTCAATTAGAGTTCCACAATCAACCGCAGAAAATTGGACGGGTTACTTGGAAGATAGAAGACCTGGATCAAATGCTGACCCCTATAAGATTGTACATCAAATTGTAACATCATTAAATAATGCTGAAAAAATCAACCAAATGAAATATAAAATAAACTATAAAGTTGATATTAAAGATTTGGATAAAAAATATGGGACAAAGTCAACAGAAGAAATTCTTGATGAATATAGAAATGATGACGATTATAATATTGATTCCCAAACAATGGACGGTTCTAACATAGAAACAGAAGAAATTAAATTTGATTTAAATGGAAAATAAAGAACAAGTAAATCACCCAAGTCATTACGGAGGAGAATCAAATGTTTACGAAACAATAAAGGTGATAGATAATTGGCAATTAGGATTTAATCTCGGAAATACAATCAAATATATCTCAAGAGCAGGAAAAAAAGACCCAAAAAAAGAACTTGAAGATTTAAAAAAGGCAAAATTTTATTTGGATTATCATATTAAAAGTTTAGAAGAAAAAATATTGTAGTATGTTGTAAAAATCATAGTATGGGGATATTTATATATAAACACATATTATGAAAAAACTTGAATTACAAATTGGTGAAAAATACAACTATTGGACTATATTATCATTATCTGATTTTGAAAGTAAAAAAGGTGAAAGATATTACAAATGTCAGTGTGATTGTGGAAACATAAAAGATGTTAGGGCACATCATTTAAAAAGTGGTAATTCTAAGTCTTGTGGTTGTTTTGTTAAAAAAAGAATATCAGAAATAAAAAGAATTGATATTGATGGGGTAAAATTTGGAAAACTAACCCCATTAAAAAGAGTTAGTCATAATGGTAGTAAACATTTTAATCATTGGTTATGTAAGTGTGATTGTGGGAATGAAGTTGTGGCATCAACAGGTTCTCTTAGGAGAGGTAAACATTTATCTTGTGGTTGTATACGAAAAGGAGAGGAAAACCATAATTGGAAAGGTGGAAGAATTATAATGAAATCAGGATATGTGAGAAAATACTCACCCGAACACCCAAATAACATAATAGGTTATGTGTTGGAACATAGACTAATTATGGAAGAAATATTAGGAAGATATTTAGAACCAAATGAAGAAGTACATCATAAGAATGGAATTAGGAATGATAATTCTAAAGAGAATCTTGAATTATGGGTTAAATCACAACCACCAGGACAAAGAGTTGACGATATGATTGATTTTTGTTATAATTTCTTAAAAAAATATAAATCAGAATTATTAAAATAAGTAAAAAAATGATAGAAACAAATAGAATTATAAATGGGGATTGTGTTGAGGTAATGAAAAACTTACCTGAAGGTTTTGTTGATCTAATTGTCACATCACCCCCATATGGAGTTGGTATCGATTATGATGTGCACGAAGATGATGTTGAATTTGAAGAATACCTCAATTTTGCAAAAAATTGGTTAACAGAGGCCTATAAAGTTTTGAAAGATGATGGACGAATCGCTTTGAATATTCCATATGAAATCAATAGACAAAAGAAAGGTGGTCGTATTTTCTTTGTTTCAGAGATGTGGCAGATTATGAAAGAGATTGGTTATGGATTCTTTGGAATTGTTGACCTTGAAGAACAATCACCACATAGGAGTAAAACTACGGCATGGGGATCTTGGATGAGTCCATCAAGTCCCTATATTTACAATCCCAAAGAGTGTGTGATATTGGCATATAAGAATAAACACATAAAAAAAATAAAAGGTCAACCTGAATGGACTGGTGAATTAACAGAAATAGAAAATCAAGATGGCACAAAAAGAAACAAAATGGTTTATAGTGAGACTGATAAAAAAGAGTTTATCGAACTTGTCTACGGTCAGTGGAATTATTTTGCTGACACTAAATCTCTTACTAAAGCAACCTTCTCAATGGACATCCCGACCAAAGCGATCAAAATATTGTCATATAAGAATGATGTAATATTGGATCCATTTGCAGGATCAGGAACAACTTTAGTTGCCGCTGAGATTTTAAACAGAAGATGGATAGGTATTGAATTATCGCCAAATTATTGTGACGTTGCACGAGGTCGAGTTCAAGCATTTGTGGATGAAAAAACTAAAGTTAATGTAGAGTAAATTAATTGAAGATCAACTTGTCACCCTCACTTATGTCGTATTTTTTACAGGTTCCTCCTTGGAGTTCTAAAACTAAATCACCAAAACCATCATAAGTTTGACACTTTTCTGTTTTACAAGGTTCACAACTATGTTGAATGGAAGATATTCTATTCCCATCTATGAATATTATATCTAAAGGTATAATACAATTTTTCATCCAAAAACCTTGAGGACCTTTTTTCATAAAAAATAACATACCATCGAAACTACCATCAAATTTTTTTCCCATCATTCCTTTTTGAATGTCTTTAGATGACAACAAAGGAATAACATTGAACAAATTATCATTTATATGAACTTCCATATTTATAAATATCTATGAAGAAATTTAAAAAAACCGCAGGTATAATTCTAAAACATAAAAATGAAGTTTTACTTTGCAAAAGATCGCCCCAAAAATCTTTACCAAATGTTTGGTCTATACCTTCAGGACACATGGAAGAAGGAGAATCACCTGGACAATCTGCAATTAGAGAATTTTATGAGGAAACAAACATTGAAATTGACACCAAAATAGATCTTGTAGGTATTATAGACAAATTTGAAAATAATGGCGTAAAGAGAGGTGCCATGTTTGTTTTTTTGAAAAACATTAATTCAAAAGAAACACCGAATTTAGAGGAAGCAAAAGATGGATTTGAACATAGCGAGTGCAAATATTTTACACTCGAGGAACTTCCCGAACAAAAACAAAATAAGGACCTAATACAACTAATAAAAAAAATACTCAAATAGTTTTTTCAAAAGAATTTTATTTCTATATTTGTAGAAATAAGACGATATGATAAAAAACACATTCAACCACAACATCACAATTATGAACGAGAAGTTTGGAACTATCCTCAAAGAATCCTTTGTGGATCCAGTTCAGTTCAAGATTTTTTTGAAGATGGTTGATGGAGCATTGAATCTCAAAGAAGATTTATCATTTTATGATGGTAATATGTTTTTAGTTCACATTCCACATAAAATATTAAAAGAGTCTATTGTTTTAACTAACATGACACCAGTATCATTAGGAGATCAAGTTAGAAATAAAATTGAATCATTAGTGTAATATGAAAAAAGTTTTATTAGCGTTTATAGGATTTTTAATCTTGTCGTCTTGTAATAAAGAAGAAATAAGACCACAAGAACCTTTATCACCACAACCAATAATTACAGATACAACATTTGTTGACTCTACATTAACATTAGAGGGATCTACTTGGGTTATTTACAAAGTCTTAAATACAGATTTTATTTATCAAGATGTAAGTGACACTTTACTATTCTTGAGTGACGAAGATTACACCTATAATCAGTTTTATTCTAAGTATAATTTGGATTTAACACCTAATTCATTTGTAGTAAGTCTGTATGACACTCCCTGGGGAAACCTTAGTGGTAAATTATACAACTTCAATTTAGTATCAGGAAGGATAGACGGTCTAGATTTTTATGACATATTTAATACTGAAAGGAAAATTAAAATTTGGATAAAAAAAATATAGTTTCTTTGTTATCTCTAAAACAAAGTGGTGGAGTTGTCGACCGTCCGATGTCGACCCAAAAGAAAAGGTGAAGAAATTCACCTTTTTTTATTTTTCGATATATTTATTATTAAAAAATATTAAATGAGAAATAAATTCATCATTTCTGAAAATGAAAGACTTAATATTCTGAGACAACATAACTCATTGAATCAATCTATTTTAGAACAATCCACAGGATCGACATCTGCATCAACAACTACCGTTGCAGAACCTCGTTGGAAAAGTTTGGTAAATGTAAATCAGGTAAAGGCCATACAGGCAAGAATGAACGATGAATGTCCCAAAGATATTTTAAGTACAGTATTAGAAAAATACCCCAAAGCAAGAACAGGTTCTTTACCAAACTATAAACTTAAAGAAGATGGTATAAAGGGTAAAGGGACTATCGCCGCTTTTCAAGCATGTAACGGAAAATGGATAATTGGTGGAATCGGTGGGGTCGCGTCAACAACAGGGGGTGGAGGAGCACCTTTGGTTCAGGCTCCAAAAATAGGAGAACCAATAAACGCTAATGATATAGCAACATTAACATCACTATAAAAAAAAACAACTATGGGAAAGGTAATTCTAACTGAAGGTCAATATCAAAGACTGAAAAAAAGATTGATAAATAACATGATAAATGAGGTCGACTATGGGTCAATTGCGTCTGGTGCATTGGCAGGCGGAGCTGCAGGGGCCGCATTGGGTCTTGCAGGTATTGTGCCTGGTGCCATGGTTGGGGTTGCTGCGAATATGTTGAGAGGTGCAGGAGGATCAAGAGGTGGTGTTATGAAAATGTTTAGTGCATGTAAATCACAAGGAGTTGGTAAATCTACAATGGCGGGAAGTACTTTGGACGAAATTGCGGCAAAAATACACGAAGCTATCTCAGGAGCGGGAACATGGGAAAATAACGTTTATAACGCATTAAACAGACTTCAAACAATTCCAGATCTATGTTCTCTTATTACAAGATATTCAGAAAATTATCCTGGAAGTTCTTTATGGGGAGATTTAGATGGAGATTTTGATTCAGATTCAGAATGGAATGAATACATTTACACACCACTCTTAAAGGCTAAAAGAAAATCAGAAGAACTTGCAGCAAAAGCTGCACAGGCAAAGAAAACAACAACAGGAGGAGGGGGTGCCGGATCAATCAGTGAAAAAAATTGGATGATACTATACTCACAACTTCAAAAAATGGGATTGGATGTACAACTGACAAGTGATAACAAAGGATTATATTGGGGTAAAGCACCATTAAATTATTGGGGTATTTGGAGAGATAGTTCAAAAAATGGCGGATATCCTTTCATTAAAGGAAATCCTCCTACTAACACTTATAAATTTTTAGACGGTGTGTATCAAGGTCAATCATTAAATGATATGTATGTGATAGAAAAAGGAAAACCTGGAGTTCCAATCAAGGTCAAAGATTTAATAGGTGCCAAAACTGTTTCATCAAAAAGTGCGGTAAAACCTAAAGTTGGTGCATCAGCGAAAAAACCGGTGGCAAAAAAACCAAGTTCTCCGTCAATGCCAGATATAGATTTCTCATCAGGACTAAAATAAAAATAAATAAGGGAGTTAATCTCCCTTTTTTTATGCCGATTTTTTTCGTATCTTTGTTGTATGGAAAAAATGTTATATTTAGTAAGAGGTTTACCTGGGTCAGGAAAATCAACACTTGCAAAACAACTAACCTCAAATGTATTTGAAGCTGACCACTACTTTTATGATAATGATGGAAACTACAATTTTATTCCATCCAAAATAAAAGAAGCACATCAAGAGTGTCAAGAATTTGTTGGTCATGCGATGGAATCAGGGATACCAAAAATTGCGGTATCAAACACATTCACACAAGAATGGGAACTTCACCCATATTACGAGTTGGCAATTAAGCATGGTTATTACGTGACTTGTATTGTGGTTGAAAACAGACACGGGAACAAAAACAAACACGGAGTTCCCGAAGAAAAAGTGGAACAAATGAAAAATCGTTTTGAAGTAAAGTTATGATTAGATTTGATAATATATTAACAACAGGTGTTGTTTGGATAACATCAGACACACACTATCATCACAATAATATTTGTAGAGGTGTAACAAATTGGAGAACTCAAGATGGAAACATTCCTGTAAGTTCTACAAGAAACTTTAGAGATCTTGATGAAATGGACTCAACCATCGTAAACAACATCAATTCAAAAGTTGGACCTAATGATACTCTAATTCACTTGGGTGATGTTTCTTTTGGTGGATTCGAAAGAATTGGTCAATTTTTAGATCGATTAGTGTGTAAAAACATCCATCTTGTTTTAGGAAATCACGATCAACATATATTAAAAAATAGAGAAAACATTAGAGATAGGTTTTTGTCTGTGCAACAATACCTTGAAACCACAATTGATGGAGCAAACTTCGTTTTATGTCACTACCCACTCCAAAGTTGGAATGGACTAAATAAAGGAGTAATACATCTTCACGGTCATGTTCATCTATCTTACCAGAACAAATGGGGTAATGGAAAAAGATTAGATGTTGGTATGGATGGAAATAACCTCCAGCCATATAAATTGGCCGAAGTTGTTCACATGATGGATAAAAGAATGATAGGGTCTGATCTAAACAATGATCATCATTTAGATGACTTAGTTGGAGTTGTGGGATAAACCATAACTCCAACATATTTATTATTATGAAAATTATAATCACCGAAAATCAATTGAAACTTATCAACGAAGTTTTGGGGGTTCCTGATAATATTTTGGATGCCGCTGACATGTTATATGATGTTGTTGAAGAAGACATCAGGTCAATAAATACAATCCAAGATGAGTATGAATTTGATGGGGAACTTGAATTCGAATTAGGAGACAAGAAAAAAATTAAAATAGACTCATATGAATTAATTGTAAAAATAGAAAAAATTGAAGATGAGGAAGGTGTCTTAGATATCCTACAAATGGGAATGGCAGGATCATTTGCATTTAATAGAGATGTTTTTATGAAAGAAAATGAACCATCGACAACTTTGGAATTGTCAATAACTTTTGCTGTCGGTGAAAATTGGAAACCCGAACAACTTATTGAAAAAATGGAGGAAGAAAGAGATGAACATGTTTCTTCTTTAGCTCATGAAATAAAACATAAATATGATAAACAGGCGAAAAGATTTTCTTTAGTTGGTCGAGACGCAGAATATCAGGCAACACAAAGAAGAGGTCATTTTGGTATACCAGCAATTGATAGAGTTTTTTATAGATATTTGTATTATATTTCAGGTATCGAGAACCTAGTCAGACCAACAGAGGTTGCATATGCAATGAGAAGAAAAAACATCACAAAATCACAGTT